CTTACAGTGATTATTATGTTTGCGACTTCACTCATGATAGACTCCTATTTTATCTTTCTTAATACCAATTCAAAGCTGTATTCGTTATTGGTTGAATAAGTCTGATTGACTATGACTGCAAATTCACCGATTGTTTTTAAACGAGTTATTATGTTGTCCGGATAAAACATATTTTTATGATCGCTGTTATTGCCTTTATATAAATCCGGATGAGGTAGATAAAGAACAAGATATCCGCCATCTTTTATGGACTTCCACCATGAATTTAAAGCCACTTGTGGTGCAGTTAAATGCTCAAGGAAATGAGAAGAAAACACATAGTCCAGACTCCCATTAGGGAATAGATTTGAGATATCTGAAGCATCTCTAACAATAGTTACACCATCAAGTTTTCTGATATCAATGCCGATAGCATCCTGTGTTATTTTATTCCCGCCGCAACCTATATCTATACCTGTCCCCTGGCAATATTTAATTAACCGGCTCCGGCATTTATCTACCTCAGCCGGTATTACCGCTTTTGTTTTAAAAATTATTACTTGACCGGTAGGCAGATAAATAGGCTTTTCCTGTTTGTCATTAAAGAATTCATCTATAGCCAGTTTTGCACCCGGACAGCTCGGAAAGCCATAATCATCCACTATGATAATCCCTCCGGCCACCATGCGCGGATAAAAGAATGCACACGCTTCTTTAACTGATTTGTAAATATCCACATCCAGATGGACCAAAGCAAACTTTAAATTCTCAACAGTTTTGCCTGACTCCGGGAAAAACCCTTTATTGATACTCACATCACAATCCTTTAAATATTTAGTTACCGCTTCCAGAGAGGTATCGTTAAAGTCTTTCTCTTTGTGTATATCTTTTATTGAGTCTGTTTTAGGCATACCTTCAAACGTATCAAACAAATGAACTGTCTTTTTGAACTGTCTACTTGTCCTGGCAATAAGCCGCGCTGTACCGCCTTTATAAACGCCAACCTCCGCAATATCCCCTTCCAACCAGTCTATAGTTTTAATAAGCTGATGTATGATCATGCAACGGTAAACATCAACGAGAGTATATCCCTTTATCTCTTTCCAAAGGGTTTCAAATTCAGCGTTCTTATACGGTACAATGTTTGGATTCATTTTTTCATGCACCAAATACAATCCCAACCTGCAGGCTGTCTTAAGATTGCTGTTTTTCCTAAATCAGGAGTCATCCCCGCTTCAATAAACTTTTTTGTCCACCACGATTTCGCTTCAAGCGAAAGGCGGCCAGGTGCGCCGAGATAGGGCATAATCATATCATTCGCATCAAGACATACCGGAGCTACAATCATATATTTTTGAGTAATTCCCCATAGATTCTTTAAGGCTCCGAGTACATCATCCGGATGCAGATATTCAAGCGTTCTTTCTGCTATAACAATATCCGCAGGCTTATTATATGTCCGGGAGTCCCCGACTTCAACATTCTCGGTGATTTTGTTTTCAACAGCATATTTACTTATATCAACGCCCCGCGCATCCTCTCCGAGATTATTTAAATGGCGGACTTTCCAACCCATCCCGCACCCGACATCAAGCCAGGTATATTTTTTGCCTCCAAATACTTTAAAAAGAGCTACTGCCGTGCAATAATAATGCGGACTGTCACCATCTCTTTGCGCGCCTTTTTCCCCTGTTTTTCTTACAAAGAATTCCTTATCAAAGAAACTTGCTTTGTAATTTTTCATTCTTTTACTCCTTGTATTCGTTTTAATATTCCGAGTCCGTTACAATTCTCTCTATTCTCAAAGCTCCATTGTTTTGGATGTTTTTTTAAGAATTCCTGTATTGCTCCATATACTCCCTGCAGAGGTCTATTTAAACTTGATACCGTATCATGCAGAATAATAACTCCCGGGTTCTTTACCATAGGAGAATACTTCTCAAGTTCAAATAATGTTTCTAAATAATTATGACTGGTATCTATGAATAGAATATCAAACTTTCCTTTTATCGGAAGCTGACCATCGTTTGCTTTTATAAATATCCAGTTCGGAGAATCCGATACATGATGTGTTTCATTCCAATCAATGCTCACAACAATAGCACCGCTTTCTTCTGCAGATTTAAGAAATGCTCTGGTAGAATTCCCTTGATAAACTCCAAGTTCCAGAATAGTTTTTGCTTTCATTTCTTTGACTATCGAGGTCAAATAAGGCAGATGTTCTTTTATGTCAATATCATTATACTCTGACATAATCTTTCTGCTCCCCTGTTTCCAAATAGTTTTCTATTTCGTCTTTAACTGTTTTTAAGGGTATTTGCACACAATGAAGATTATGTTTGCAGTTCTGGATCATGTGTCCACTGATCCTGCATCCTCTGCAAGATAGTCCTGAAACGAAAAAACTTGTTTCTTTTTCATTCGTTTTTACTATCCTCGGCTCTATAACACCATAAATTATAAAACTCCGGGCTTTTACTGCTGATGCAAGATGCAAACACAGGCTATCTATCCCCACAAAGAATTCAGCTTGTCGGATAATTTCGGCTGTTTCTTTCATTGTCAGAAAATCTGACATGTTATTGAATCCCAAATAAGCGGTTTGATCATTGCCTACTTCAATTATTTCATAGCCTTTTTCTTGCAACCATTCACCAAGTAATTTAAAATGATTCAGATTCCATTCCCGATTTTGCCAGGAATGACCTGTATGAAATACTACAAAAGGCTTTTTAATTGTTTTGAGAATTGCATTAACCTCTTTTTTTACTTCCTTACTAATAGTTATCTCAAGACTCTTATCTTGAATAGTAATATTAAATTGCTTTGCTATTGTATCAAGCCGGTTCTCTTCGGGATTCCGTTCGTAGTTTAGAACATAGGCGGTTTCATTATCAAAATATGAATCCGCTATAAGATTGTCAATATGCGGATTGCCTTCGATGACTTCCTTGCATTCGGGTATAGTTATAAAGTTTAATATCCTATCCGGGTTCTTTTTCTTGATTTCTCTGATTATAGGGGTCATCATAAGAACATCCCCGCGCGCGGAGTTCCTTCTTAAATAGATATTCTTTGAGAACCATTTATCCCTGAAAAGTTTAAGACTGTTTTTACTTTGCTCTGTCACTGTAAAATCATTCTGATTATAAACGGTTTTACTGCCAAGATGCTGTACAGTTGTTTCGCATATCCCGATGTTATATCCTTTTGAACGAAGCTTGAAAGTCAAGTCCGTATCTTCACAAAAAGCATATCCATAGCGTTCATCGAACCCGCCGATTGCTTCAAACACTTCTTTCTTGATCATAATGCACCATCCGGCCAGGTAGTCAAACTTCCCGGATGTTACTTCCCCTACTCCCATGAACTCCTTGTTGTAAACTCCACCTGTGGCCGCGCACGCATCAAGGTCATAATAGTTTATCTTACTGATCATCTGCTCAAGCCATCCTGCAAAACAAAGAACATCACTGTTTAAGAATAGGAGCAGATTGTTTTTTGCAAGCAGAGCGCCTTGATTATTTGCCTTTGCAAATCCCAGATTCTTTTCATTGGCAATCACTGTGACCTTATCATAAGCTTCGAGTTCCTTCAGATACTTTTTCGTTTCCTGATTGGATCCATTATCTATAAGGATCAGCTCAAAGTTTTTGGAACTGCGGAAGATTGAAGAAAAGGTATCTCGTAAGAAGTCGCCATTTAAAACAGGTATGATTATGCTTACGCCTGTAACTTGAGGCATTGCATAGGATTCCTGCTTGCTATTCTCCAGGATAGTTTCAAGTCTAGCCATTTTTGATTGAGCCTGTTAATATGATCTTTATCGTTGCATTACCTGCTCCTGAATCCGTGTTGTAAACATAGAGCTTGTTGTAAGTCATTTCGCTCTTATTCAGGGTCAAGACTTCATTCGCAGCTAGAGGGATTACGGCATTAGTTATAGCATTGATCCTGATTTGAATAGCCTGACCGCCATTCTTAAAGATCATCGTGTTAGCCTTATCAATTCCCATTACTCCGGCAATATCATAAATCTTTTGAGCTCCGGCATTTATGGTTTCCGCATAGCACATATATTGGTCGTTGTTTTCCAGTATCTCCCATGCTTCTCTTTTTCCGTTTGGCATATTCTACTCTCCCTTAAGTATATTTTTAAGTTCTTTTAAAGTAAGCTCGGTTCCATTAGCAACCGGAATATATTTTATTTTTTCATTCCTTACTAATTTCTTCTTTAACTGTATTTCTCGATCTACTTCAGGCCCGTTCTTTTTAAAGAGATCCATAGCCAGTCTTTCAGCGAAGTAATAACGATCGAATCTTATTCCTTTTATCCTATGATTTTGAAGGTATCCCGGTGCTTTTAAGTACCGGCCGATTGGATCTTCTTGAACTTGTCTTGGATTAGCCGGTAGTTTTGTTTCAGTGTCTTCGCTATTTCCATATTTGTCTTTTGTTATCATAGGGTCCTTAAGATAATGCCGGGACAGCTTATGACCATCCCGGCATTTGCCTACTTGTTAAATTTTGTTAATAGCAAAGATGTACCGGGATTCAAGTACAGCTACCTGGTAGAGCCTTCTGATTCTCCACCTGTAGACATCCTGCTCGAAGCTGGTTCCTGCAAGCGGATTCTCCTGCTCGACTTCAACCGGTGATGCTTCCTGGAACACGATTGAAATCTTCGGCTGCATTAAGAACGCATTGGCAATACCGAGGAATCTGGAAACTTTCAAGCTATACAAGCCCTGAAGCGGGTTCATCGTCATCGTCCAGCCGGTATCTCCTGCACCTGCACCGCCAGGAGTCCCTATCGGTACGGAAGGCTGCAATGAAGAATTCAAAAGCTTTGCAGAATTGAATTTGTTGCTGTTACCTACCAGTAAAAGCGTAGGCATTACAAGCATGTTGTTTCCGAGAGGATCCAACATCCCGAAGAGCGCTATATCAGCCGCTTCCAGAGTTGTTTGAGTGACGGGATCGTTCGTACCGGAATAGTTTCCGATTGCGACCGTATAAGCAGCCGCTTTTAGAGCAGTCATAACATCTGACTCCTCTTTGTAGCGAACTCTGATTCCCATCTGTGAAGCTTTGTTTACGATCTGACCGGTTTGGTCCCAATCAAAGAGCTCGCGCTCGATCGTAAGCATACGGCCGACTTTTTTGTTGATCAGCGCGGTATCAAGACCTTTGATACGGCTATCCCCATATTTGTCGCCGAATGCGATATCTTCCGGAACTTCTGCACCATACAATGGAGCATACCATTCCTGACGGTTTTTACTGGATACAAACTGGCAAATATCCGGATATACAACCGGTACCTGTTTATAGCCATCGAAAAGGACTCTCTGGATCCCGTAACGGAAAAGCTGACCTTGAGTCACCGCTACGTTAGTCGCTTCTTCAAGAGCCGCTTTCGCTTTATTACGAAGATCACGGAATGATACTTTCTTCCAGTTAAGGTCTTCAGGATCGCCGGCTTTCTCGGTAAGCTTCGTCCTTAATCCTTCGTGAAGCTCTGTTGCGGATTCCATCATATCGTTACGGTCTTCAATTTCTCTACCCGTAAAGAAGTTTGTCAATCCACCGTTTTGTTTGTCTGCTAAATTTGTCTTCATTGATTCTCACCTCTCCCTTGTTTAAATTTAGATTACCTGCGTAGGCAGGATTTTAACCGGAATACGAACTCCGGGCCCACCGGTTATCGGTGTTAAACTGTTTGAAGTTCCAACAGCTCCACCACCGCCTGCTACTGCTTTGCATACTGCACCCGGATAATGGTTGCCTCCGTTGTCATACGCATACACCGCATCGCCAAAGCTGTAAACCTCGACTGTCGGTGCATCAAAGTAAATAACATTATCCTTTATCAAAACTTTCATTGCTGACAGTAGATCCCCTAAAGAAGCTACGGGATTCTGACCATCCGAAACGCCGCACCACACATCAGTCTTTACCGTTGTCGGTACAATCTTATTTGCTACCAACATTACTCTGGAGCCCTGATTTAAAACTGTGGCCGGATCGATAGGCATAACAATGCTATCGGGTTGATACTTTTTAAACTTATTCTCGCTTGTCGGTTGAATCGTTGCCATGTGTTTTCACCTCTCCTGTTTGAATTTTATTTCTGTACTTTTGCCATACCGTCGTAAATGCTGGCTAATGGCTTCGCGCCGGTAGTTGATTCCGTAAAGGACATCTCACCATTACCTTCGACTTTGGCTTTAAGTCCAAGTAAGGATGCTATTTCCTTTTTCTTTGCTTCAATCATCTTTTTCGCATAGGCTTCGTCTTTGCCTATGAGGTGAAGCTTCAAGCTGTCATAAGTACCGGCCGGAAGATGTGACTCCCTGAGAAGCCTATTAACCATATCGGCACTCTCGCGAAGCTTTGCAGACTCTTTAAGCTGGAAGTTTTCTTCTTCCAGTTTCAGAACCCGGGCAGCTTCTTTGGCTTTCGCTTTGGCTTTCGGATCCGTACCTTCATCGCCATCCGGTTCGGCAGCCCCATCAGCGGCTGCAGCATCGGCTTCGGCTTTTGCTTTAGCTTCTGCTTCAGCTTTCGCCTTGGCTTCCTCTTCAGTTTCACCATCTTCAGTATCCGCACTATCCCCTTCATCACTCATAAGGGCTTTCAAGCTGTTGATTATCTCATCAATAGCTTTAGGAGCCGCACCATCTTCCACTTCTCCGGCTTCCATTTTCCCTTTCAGAGTTTCCATCTCTTTTACCGCTTTGTCGAATGCTTCTTTCTTGAACATTTTTGCCTCCGTTAGATTTTTTTTAGCTTTCGCTTTTTTATAACTACTAACACTTTCTTTAAGCCCGGTTCCAATCTTGCCGCCGGCTCCCGGCTTTGTTACTACATCCGCAGAGAATACATCAGTTATCTCTTTGACATAGTTTATTGACAGATCATCAGTTCCCGTACCTGCTTCAGTGAGGCCGCTCGCATTTATAGAAATTCCGACAAGGTCTTTATCCGGATATTCTTTTGCATATGCAATGGCTTCTTTTACGAGATCCCAGGCCCAGTTATATGATTCACCGTCATTTATTTTTAATGTTGCTTTTATTGCCTTTTTTCCTTTAAAATCTATCACTTCAGGATTCTTATAGTAGCCGATTAAGTCACGAGTAGATCTCTCCGGCCGATCGCTTTCTTCTGTCTTTGTAGGATGGTCCGCATAGCATTGCGCGCCATCAAAGAGTTTAAAAGATTTCGTGAATGCTTCTTGAGTATAAAAGTTCTTATCTCTTGAATTGCCGAGCCCTTCCTGAATAATAATGACCGGAACTTCCCGGGTTGATTCGTTAATTGCACCTTCCATGAAATGACTGCGAATGATAAATTTGGATTCTTTCTGTTTACCTTTCCTGAACAGAGACCCTTGCGTGGCCTGGCCGGTAGTTTCCTTGCCGGGCTTTTTATCTTTATTCTTAATCTTTTCGTCTTTCATGGTTTCCTTTTTAGATTTCATATTTCTTTTCACCTTTGATAACTATAAGATTTCCCGATTTTGAAAGTATCGGGGTCAGATTTTTATGATCTTTAGAAAACCGATATATCGTCATGAATAAATTTGTGATGGATTTCATTGCCTGCATAATCTTGGCGTAATCCTGGAAGCGTTTTGTATAGAAATCCCGGCACATGCTCTTCTGTCCGCGCCTTCCCTCTAAAGTAAATACAAGACCATCTGAATTGCAATGTGTATTATATTTTAGAGTGGCAGGATCAATGCAGGATTTCGTAAGGAAAAGATAAACAGCCTGAATGCTCTGGATAAAAACAGTAGCCAATTCTCCATTGCCATCAGTGAGCTTTGCCAGATAAGGCGATTTGTTATAGATTATTTCATACGGCGTTGGCATTAAATCCCTCGTGAAGCATCATAGTTTTTTCTTCTCTCCCTTTTTCCCGAAAGATTTTTCGTTTATCTCTCGGAGCAGGCTGTTTATTTGTTTCGCCTTTGGAGCTATGATCTGCCTCACGCAGGATTCGCAGAGGACATCACGCTGACCTGTGATGTTGTTGATAAGAGTATATCCTAAATCTGTATTGCTGTCAAGTACCCTTTCGCATCCGGAACATAAGTACTTCACTGGCATGCATAAAACCTTTTGCTGCACTTTTTGCAAATTATAATTGTACCATTCTTTTTCATTCTTCTGGCTCCAAGTCTATCCCCTTTGATTTTAACCACTCTGAATAAGGACTATAAGCACAATCGGCTTCTGATTCAATGCTTCCACCTTCGAGTTGCTCCCAGGGTTTTAATACCGCACGCTTTGTACAAACACAATTCGGGTGTGTATCTGTTATCGGCTCCAAGTCTGTTACAGTATCGTCTAAAGGCTCACAAATCTCACAAGCCGATTCCATGCAGACCCAGCGTTCTTCTTCAATTAAATCCGCATTCTCATGGTAGAGTTGCTTACGACCAAGCTCACGGGCGCGGATTGTTTCAGTCCGGCTGATCAGTTGAGCCCTCCAGAAATACCCTTTTCCTTCATCACCGAAGCGTTCGTAGATTTCTGCAGCTGTTTCTTCTATCGGTCTGCCGAGCAGGATGCCTTGTGTCACATCTTTTTGGATCAGTCGGGCGGTATCATCTCCGATTGAGAATAACCGTTCGCTAAACATTGAACCTTTAAAAGGTTGTGAGATTGCCGCCCTGATCTGATCCTCTGATATTTGAGCAAAGTTTATAACTGTCTTTTCCGGAGTTCCAATATCGAATTGCCATGCTGTCCTATAATAACTTTCCCTATAGGTTTGTATCAATTGGTTTTGTAATGTGGCCTGAATATCTATTCCAAGTTTACTTGCGAAACCTTGAATCTCCTGACTGAGAAGAGAGAAGCGCTTTATAACTTCCGTTTCGGACATTGAGCCTTTTTTTACATCCAAAAGTAAAGCATCCATTCTTTTTTTTACGCCTTCCCCGATATCACCAAGAGCATCACGCAGACCATTGATATTATCCCATCGTTTCTGTTGCATGGAGTTAATTGTATTCATCCAGGCACGGCGTAAAACTTCTTTTTGTTTTAATCCCATTATTTCTTTTCCTTGTCTTTGAGTTTCTTTTCCATCTTTGCAAGCTCAATGTAATAATCGGGATGTTCGGCAAGATGATCCTTTGCGATCGCCTTTGCTGCTTCCGGATCAGAAGTATGCTCCATTTCAATCTTGGTTCCATTGGTAAGTTGTGCCGGGTCGAATTCACTATCGGGCAATTTAGCGGCTGCCGATTCTTTTATTGCCGCTTCCGCTTGCTTATTGTCTTTCTTAATCTGATTTCTTTCATTACCGCTCAATCCACCCGCAGGTGATCCAGTCTGATCCCCTTGCTTATCTAATGGTTTATATTTCACACCCCCGCCTGCAGGCGACATCATTGGTTCGTATTGACCATAAGGATTGCCCTGATCTGTATCTTTATCAATTTTAACCTTCTCTTCAGGGTAATCATAAGTTTCGATGTGCATTTCTTTAGCGGCTATTACTGCAGCTGTTTCTTTACTGATCCATTCGTTGACCTGCATCATTGTTAAATCTTTTATTTTTTGCGACCGGTCTTCTAGGATGATTTCTGGCATAATCACTTCAAAGGTTGAATCAATGCCTATTACTTCCCCACCGTTTATTGTTGACCATAAGAGTTTTATAGCCGTCATATAATCCCCGGACTTCGTTGCATGGATGATTTTCTTTATAACATTATCCGGCATGATTTTTTCTGTAGAAGGGATAACATTCGCTTTCATTCCTTCTTTGGTGACTATGGTTGCTACGTCGGTAATGATTTTTTTGTAATGCTCCTGACGGTCCTGAAACTTCTTGGCTCCCGGTTCCGAAGCTACAAGAGCCGTAGCGCGTGTAGAACGATCTCCAAGTCCGAGATATTCTTTTGGAATTCCTACACCTACACTTATAAGGTTAAGAAGCGCATCTCCGTCATCTTTAGCATCTGCAGCTTTTATATCTACGGTCATTGAGGATAATGTGCTTGATTCATTTTCCCAGTGAACAGTACCGGCCTTTGGCGGAGTTATACCATATTGAGCTTTTAAAGCGTTTATATCCGCTGCATCACCTTTAACAATATTTTTCCAAACAACACAGCTTTGCATGATTGCTCTAATTACTCGGGCTGTATAGAAATCTTTTAATCGCTTTAACCAAGTCATCACCGGGAATAAATCAGACCGTCCGCGCTTCTCGTTGCTATTACAGTTAAGCTTATAATGCAAAACTTCATTCGGCGGGATCTGATGGATAACATATTCGATGCTTGGAAGGTTAATCATATTTTGAGCATAAAAAACTTGATACATTGTCTGGTATTGCTGATGATAATAATATACTTTCTCTATGTCTTCCGGATCCGTGACGATCTCCCAAATGGTTGAGGGATCTATAGCGCGCACAAGAACATCACCTGTTTCACCCATCGGGTCTTTGTATATCCTTACCATCAATTCGCCATCCCGGCTTTCCTGATCGCACCATACTTTGATTCGATTATAAAAATCGTTTTTCTCGCAGAACTTATCAAAATGCTCTTGTGCTTTTGCATTTTTAAATTTAACTTTGAATCCCCGCCCAAGCACAAAGTACGTTGTTATTTTTATGATCTGGTGGGCCACTGGATTATGATTCCACATCTCAAATGCTTTAGCGTGCATAGAGAGGTAATCGAACAGACAAAGTTGCTTGCTGAAAGGACCGCCCATGATCGGAGTATATTCGACATCACCGTTCGCTATGGCTATTGTCCCTGTGCCGGTATCTGAATCATTTGCGAATGGATCGAAGTTGTATGAACCGGGACCAAAAAAGGTTGTTTCGCGCAGTTTCTTATCGTTTGCTTCGGCTTGTCTTAAGAAGGTCTGGTAATCTGTCGCACTGGTTATTTTTACTTTATATAAAATCTGCTTCCCTTCAATCATCTTAGTTGCGAGTACAGTTCCCATGATTGCCAG